GAGTATGGGCACGCAGAATGATGTTACCTTTCTTGAATTTTTTCATCAGCTTCACCCCATTAGGCTTCGGGCTTGATGGAGGCCACCACACCGTCGGCTTTTTGCTTCATCACGAACAGGTCATGGTACATGCGGTTTTGATACAGGTATCCGTCACCCTGGGTATGCTCACCAGGCGCGAACATGTAGATCGAGTTAATTTTCGTCACAGCCACGACCGCACCTTTGTAAACGATCACCCAGTTGATGTCTTGGCCTTCAGGCACGAAACCTTCGGTGAAGTCATGCTGAGTGTTGAACCGCTCCGTATCCCAAACCTCCACCAGGCGGACGCCGTCCAGGCTGGTCACGCGGGTTTCGATGGCCGTGCCGGCGTTTTGAACGTTAATGACCCGCTGAAACTCGCTGGACCGCTCCAGGGCGTCCATAGCTTCACTGGAGATGTAGGCAATCAGGTTGGACGGCCCATATTTGCGGACCTTCAGGATGTCGGCTTTCAGTCGCTGATAGACGCTGGTTGCGTCGACATCCTCTTCGGTCGCGTTCCCTTCAGCAATAGCATGCTGGGACAACTTTCCGAAACGGTAAGCATCGACCTCCGGCCCGGCGTGTTCTTGCAAAAACACCCGAGTGATGTTCGCAACGGATGCGGCCAGGTTNGACTCGTCTACATCCATTTGATCGACAAAGAATTCGACATCCCGGTCAAATTGCACCGTATAGGCTTCATGGGTCACGGTGACGTTTCCGCGATTCCAACCACCTTGCCGAGAGTGGTCCTGGTATCCCGTCACTCCCAGCGTGGGGACGTGGAACGTCTTGCCGCGCAGCCACTGGACATTAGGAGTTTCCAGCTCTCCCGTCAGCATAGACTGCTTAAGCACTTGATCAAGTTCGCTCCGGTATTGCTCCGCGTAGTTAATGACGTTTGCCATNTTTAAATCATCCTCCTTAATTCTTGTTCAGAAGGGCGGCCACAAACGGATCGAGCCCGTCGGGTTTTTTGTGGTCGCCTACAGTGAATTTCGGTTTTTTCTCCTCCGGCTGAGCAGCCGCGAAATGNGGGTACTTCTCCAGCACCTTTCCGATCGCCGCGTTCAGGTCCATGTCGTCGGAGAGGTAATTCTTCGCCAAAACAACCACATCGTCAATACTGTTTGGATTGACTCCAGCCTGAACGGCTGCAAGCTTCGCTTTCAGCTGCTCATTCTCGGCGGCCAGGGATTGGCTCTGCTCTTGCAACTTTTGAAGCTGTTCGGCCTGTTTCTCAGCTTCCGTCTTTTGCGACTCCTGCCATTCCCTGAACCTCTGCATCCCCTCCTTTGCGGAGTTGAAGTCCTCGATCCCCAGTTGCTTCAACATTTTTTCTTGGGCTTTTTTGACTTCTCGGGCCACAATGTTGTTGACATCCTCTTGCGTGAAGGTCTTTCCTCCCACCTCTTCGGCTTGCTGCTGTTGTTCGGCGGGTTGTTCTCCAGGGTTTTGTTCGGCTGCCTGGTCAGCCACTTGTTTCATTTCCTCAGCCATGTAAAATACCTCCCATTATGGGTAAACTCCCGTTTTATTTAACGTCCACAACGGGTAAACGGACCATCAATAAATCTGCTCCCGGTCATACCTCCGGGTCAGGCCGTTTTCTTCGGTAAACTGCCTCAGTCTTGCTTGCCGTTGCCGCACTTTCTGGGCGGCCTGCTTTGCGCCTTCTGTGTCGCCAAGCTGCGAAAGTAGCCGCTGTTCCATCTTTGCGGCTCTCACCTCCCTTTCGTAACGGCGTTGCGTTTGCTGAAGCTTATAGGCCCTGGCGTTTTCCTCTGCCGGGTAGGGCTTATAGGTCCGGCGAGATATGCCAGGGAAATATGGATACTGGACATGCCGGCAGTTGATGCCGAATAGCCCAGCGGGTTCGCCATAGCTGGTGTCGGTATATAGATTCGGGTACCCTGGTGTCCTCCCGGTCCGGCTGTAGATCCGGCCCTGGTATGGCGCGCATAATGGCCGGGCCCCCATGTGGGAGCTCACTTCAACCAAATCGACGCCCCATGCGTCAAAGCGCGCTTCCTGCATCTCGTTCGCTATTTTGGTTGACATGGTGCGAATGACCATACCGACATAGCCTTCCAACGTCCAGTTCCGGCCTCTGGAGTCAACCAGCGCAATTAGCCCCTTGCGGGCCAGCTGCTTCACCGCCGCCCGGATGGCCTGCTGGGGAGACCGCAGCCCGGCTAAGACATCCGCCGTGATCCGGTTCACCACATCCCGGTATGTCTGGCCGACCTGCTCCAGCAGCTTCGAGTTGACCAGGTTTGTCTGCGTCCGGGCCTGCCGCTGGTAGGCGTCAAGGATGTCAGTGATCGTCGGATCAACTTCCGGCGGAGGAGGCGGAGTGATCGGCGCACCCTGATCATGCGCTCCCCGCAGGAAGTCCTCATTGTCTTTGATCGCCTCGAAGCCTGCCCGCCTCAGCGCCTCGATCAGCGCCTTTTCAGCGATCCCGGCCCGTCTGGCGATGATGCGGATCGTCTCCCGGTTCAGCCCGTCAAGCTGGTTGAGCTTTCGGAAGTTCCACTCCATGAATGCCTCATTTTCTAAGAGGTCATGATCCTCGGCCAACCGCTTAACGATCGCCTCAAGNAGGTCGGCNTGCATATCGGCATAAATTCGGCGAACGGGTTCGCTCAGCTGCTCATAGTCCATCAGGCATCACCGCCGAAGAGGTCTTCAGCGCTTGCGATGGCGCGCTCCTCGTTCATCCTGCGGATCTCCTCCTCCGCCTGCTCCTCGGTCAGATCAAGAATTCGCATCAGCGCCGTTTTCGCCGAAATTAGCCCAGCGTTCCTGAGCTTCAGGTAATAGTCAGCGTTGCTGTCCCGGTCCTGGGCGATGCTATCATCGAAGTCAATCGTGACCTCGAAGTCCTCCGGCGCGGTGAACAGACCGTAAAGCTCGGCGGCCTGGACGATGCATGCGATAAGCTCTTTTAGCGCCTCCTCAACAATGACCTCATGGCTATTCTTCGTCCGGTACGTCTTGGAGTTCTCACTGACCACCTCCGTAGCCGTCTTGACTCCTTGGCCGTCGAAGGTGAAAGTCCCGGCCGAAAAACCAACCTGCATAGCCAAGATATCCAGAAGCGCCTGGATGGCCTTAATATGCTCATCTACCCGGATCTCAACGCTCATGTCCTGGATCTTCTGGGCATCGGAGTCCATGAAGTTGAACGCCTGATAGGCTTCATCGTTCGCATCGAAATAGCGGTGCATCTCCCCGCTCTCGGGGTCAACCACTGTCCGCAGCGCCGAGGCCGGGACCAGGATTCGCTTTTTGCCGAGCCGGAATTCCCGCACAAAGGAGTCGAAGGCGATGTCGATTGCCTCCAGGGTATCCAGCGCATTCGCGTAGATTGAGATGCCGAGCGGCGACTGTGGGTCAAAGTTGTTGGCTTCGTTCGGCTTCAAGTAGACGAACATCGGCCGCTCCAGATTCTCGATCCGCACCTCATCGGACAGATCCGGGTAAAGAGTAGACAGCGCGACTTTCACCCCGAGATCCGCTGAGGAATCCGACTCGAACAGCTCATTCTGAATGACGTAGCCGCCGTTGCTGTCCCATCGGTGCGACTCAACCAGGGTGTAATACTTATCACCTTTCCGGGTCTGGGAGATGAATGCCGCCTCGGTGGCCGTCTCCCCGTCGACCCGGAGCGGTACGAAGCAGTCCGGCGACACGAAGCTGATCTTCAAACCGCCCTCGTCGCCGTACACCTTCATGGCCATACCGCCCAGCGCGAAGTTAAGCTCCAGTGCGTTCTGGAATCGGCGGTAAAAGTCGTTTCGCTTCAATATCTTCTCGATCTCTTCGGAAAGCGCCTCGTCGCTGATGTTGATTCGGCATTTTTCNTTGAACACCAGCCGGGCCATCTCGGCGGAGACGACCTTCGGCATCCTCAACGACTTCCGGGTCCTCGTCTTGTGGCCGCTCACGGTGTGGTAGACGACCTTGTGAAATTCTTCCAAATACCCGCGATAAAGCGCCTTCCACTTCTCGATCCGCTGGTAATGCTCCTCGTCGGCCACCGCATCCTTATATTCAGTTATGTTCTTCAATCCTTTAATCAGGCCCATTTTGTATGCCCACCGCCTTATTGTGTCGGCGATTAGCCGCCACATGCTCATCACATCCTCAGGCCGAGTTTCTGGAGATTGTCGGCCACGTAGTACTGGAATGCGTCGCAAGTATGGTCGTCTTCTTTGACGACCTTCGGATCATCCCGCTGCAGGGTGTCCGGGTCCCACTGGTAGCGCTGATGCTCCTTGTAGAAGATTTCATTCTCAGGTTTACGCAACATGAAAAAGCGCCCCTGAGCCAGTAGGTCCTGAACGCTTTCCACCATGTTGATCTTTTTTCGCTTCTTGACTGGATGGAGCGCGATGCCGTAGTCCTTGAAGAACTGATTTCGCAGCGCCCCTTCCGCCGAATCGATCGTCCATCGGTCAATCGGCTTTTTATACTCCTTGACGAGCTTCTGGGAAAACTCCCACAGGTCCCGGCTGAAGTCAGACGGCGCTTTCTTTCTGGCCTTATGGGCTGGAGAGTAATAATAGGTATCCAGCAGGATCACCCGGCCCTTCTTCGTCAGCCCAAAAGCCAAGAAAGTAGTAGCGGAAGTTTGATATCCCGAGTCGATCGCGATATCGATCAATAGCAGGTCGTCATCCTCCGGCAATTGGTCGACCCACTGAAACAGCTTCATGTTATAAACCATGTCGCCCAGACCGACCACTTCGCCTAGATACATCCACCGCCAATATTCCGGGTCCGTCTCCTTGTAGCGCTCGATCTTTCGGAGAAGCTGGTTGGATAGGAAGCCCTTCTCGTCCTCCAAGTATGTCGAGTGATGAAGGAAATAATCCGGGTCTCTCTCTTTGCTGGCCCTCCATTCGTTCACCCAGGAATAAGGGTTCCTGGGCGGGTTATAGCTGTAGTAGACCCGAACCTGCTTCCCATTCCCAATATCAGTCCGAATGAAGGTATCCTCGACGATGTCAATGTCCTCGACTCCGCTAAACTCGGCCAGCTCCTCAAACCATAGGGCCATGACATACCCCACTGCGATCTTGGCGGACTTCAATTTTTGAGGATCGTCGACGCCAAAGAAGTAAAAAGCCGTCCCTGTCGCCTTGTGGGTGATCTTCAAGGGCGATTTGCCGAAATGAAATTCACCCTGTGCGCCGAGCTTATAAATGGCCCACTTAATTTGCTCATAGACCGATGTCGACAGATACTTTCCGACTTTCCGCAGACAAATGACATTACCTTCCGGGTCGTTGAGGAAGTCTACAACCAGTTTCAGCGATATGACCGACGATTTCATCGAGGACCGCCCGCCGGACAGGACGACGTGCGGTTTATCTGTCAGCCATACTGGATAGAAGTTTCGATTAATCAGATCCGTTATCCGAATCATCATTTTCCAGCGCCTTCCTCATTTCATCGACATCGTTGATGATGACGACCCGGTTTTCTGTCGGCGTCTCAACCTCCTGCCGCTTCAAGTCGATCTCCTGCTGCTTCAAGTCAAGCTCCCGGGCTTTCAGGATCTTATCCTGCAGAGTACCAACCACTATGACTGAGTCTCTGGCCGAGGTCCTTTCAACCACTTTCGGGTCTTGGAGGCGCTCCATATATAAGCCAATCGTCCTCCATGCCTCCTCGATCCACTGACTTTTTTTAAGAGTTCTCAGATGTTCCACTTCGTCTTTTTTCTCATCAATGATCCGCTTAACTGTGCTGGGAGACAC